CTTCTTGATTCGGTCTTGTACATTCATGGTGTTTCTCCAGTTGTTTATAAAGTTCTAAGCTTAGAAGTTATGTGTTGTTGGAATAGGGAACTCTTCATCTTTATCTAGTAGCCGTGCGATACGCTCGGCTATGGCTATCTCCTCCACTGTGCGCTGTGTAAGAAACGTATTCGCGATCTGTTGTCTTAACTTGTGTTCACGCACAATGATGTAGTGCGAACCCAATATGTCTGGATTGCCTGCGGCTTTTACTTTCGCTAAGTTCTCCAAGTGTCTGCGATCAATCGTTTGGTTAAAGTCTTGGCGTGTGGGTCGGTATCGCCTCTCGCCTGAGTCGTCGTAGTTCATCTTCTGCAATGTGCAGTCCGCCTCAAGCAAGCCAATGATTTCTGACTTGACATCCTCGGTGATAGGGCGTGGTATGAATAGCGTCATGTAGTTGGTCTCTTGCTTCACATACACGATGGGTTTCTCACCCGCTAGCTTAAAGACCAACTCACGCACATCCTTTGCTTTGCTTGACCACCCACCGTTATGAATCCCCGTTGCAATACTCTTACGAGTCATGTTGCGTAGCGTATTGGTCAGGCGTGTTGGATTAAAGGTTGCAACTGTCTTCACTCCGGGGGCTTGCAGTTGTCTTGCGATTGCGTACATGTGGCTCATGATTGTTTCCTTAAGATTGGGTTGTTTAGTAGTCCTGTTTGTATGTCCCACGCATCCTTCGAGAGGTGGTAGCGTGGGCGTGGTGGTGTGTAAGACTTACTGATGCGGTCAGGATGCCAGTCTTTGTGTAGTCGCACGATGGTGCGACCATCGCTTGTGCGTTCTGTTATTAACATTATTCGCCCCTCGCTTTCATCATTGCGTCTGCAATTTCGTACGCTTTTTGTGCGGCTTCATGCGGGTATACGTCGTAGTCTCCAGATATAAAACCTTGCATAGCCTTAGCCGCAAAGTAGTCACGCAAGGTCATGCCCATGTTTATCATCATGCCGGTGTCGTCTTCTGCAACAAACGGAAAGGCGGGTGGGTTTGTATTAGTGTTCATTGTGTATCTCCAGTAGTTCTAAGCTTAGAAGAATTTGCCAAGCTTCGCAGCTTGCGCAGTGAACTTACGACTGCCGCATGCCATGCCTACCTTGGCTTTGTTAGACGCGATAGATGTAATGAGCAGGGCATGTGCCTCGAACGATTCGTTAGCCATACGATCTGCGTAGTCCATCACAGCGTCGATAGTCTTAGCGTCCACTCGACCTGCCAACATGAAGGCGAGGATGAATAACGCACCGGCACTCGATGGCACCTTAGCCTTGAACGGCTCTCTCACAATGTTCTCGAACAGAGGCAGTTGATCTGCCAAGTTAATGAGTGCGTCCATGTCACGGGCGGCGGCTTCACCTACTGTACCCGCAAGGGCAGGGAGTGTCGCATCACCCAACACATTACGCATCTTGATGATGTTGGATGCCTTCTCGAGTGAACGAGGCGAGCAGTATGCTTTCACATTGCCCGTCAACGGGTTGAAGATGTAGGGGTTCTTAGCCTTGGGGTCAAGGTCGGTGTAGCAGTCAAACACTTGCGGATACTGTTTGGCAAACGCCATAACCTCAGGGGAGATCTCGTTGTCTGATGCCCACTCAAGCCACTGATCGGGCGAGGGGTTGCTTAGGTTCACCACAGTCATGCGGTTGTATGCATGGGCAGGGATGTTGTCACCCACGCCGTCAGTATCAAGGTTGGTTGTCGCCATGATGATCGAGCCAGTCCGGTACTTAACATCACCCACTCGATGCTCGAGGATGGTCGGCAGTAACATGTTCATCACGGGGCGGGACGCCTTACCCAACTCGTCAAGCATAAGGATGACGGGTCGTGTCTGATTCTTACCTACACCGAAGCGTACGTTGGGTGCATACGATGTGGTCATGTTCTCTCGGTCAATGACAGGCATAGCCAAGTCACCGAGGTCTAAGTTTGCACAGTCGATGTAGCAAACGTGATAGTCAGGTAGTTCCTTGCCTAGTGTTGCAAGGATGGATGACTTACCTACACCGGGCTGACCACGCAGTAGGATAGTGTTTGTTGTACCCACGTTACGGATGAGGGTAGCGGCTTGTTTGAGGTTTACGGACAAGTTCATTTTGATTTCCTTGGATTGAAAGTTATAAGGTTAGAAGTTTACTTAAATAGGCTTTCGCCACGCTTACAAGACATAGGTCGATGATCTCGACACTACGAACATGTTCTTTTTGCAGTACTGCATGATGGTTGCCCAACATGCTTTTGCATCTGATTTCTCAGTCCACAGAGAGCCACCTGATCGGGCACTCCAGTAGTCTTTGTAGAATTTGCTTCGGGCAATGATTAACTTCCACTTGTCGGCTTGCTCATTATTCGAGAGGACATCCTGCCAGTCCACACCGAACAGCGAGTAATCATTCTCACCCAGATCGTCTGGGGTTGTCATGGCATACAAAATCTTGAACGCATCCTTGAACCCTGACGCTTGCAAGCCACTGGCTAGGCTTTGCGAGGCAACCTTGTTTACACGCTTCATCTCAAACGCTTGAAGTAGCGTTGTGACTTCGCCAGTTTCCGACAAAACGATGCCGTCATAATAAGAGAAGCGCTTATCGCCCACACGGAGGACGGGCTGCGAATAGCTGAGTACGGACTGCTTAGACAAGCGCACTCGCTCGGCATCGTAGAACATTGAGAGTGAGTCATTCAAACGAATGATCGTTGTGTTGTGGGAGTGCCATCCCTTCGTGTCGATCAGCACGCTACCATCGGGGCGAGCCGTAATAATATCTGTGTTGTACATACGAATACGCATGTTGCCCTCGACATCCTTGAGGACACGGAAGTGGCTCATACCACGACGGCCAGCGTATGCAGGGGCTTCGCCTTTGTGTGCGCCTTTCTTATACACATGGCGTGATAAGTGCATTGAGAGTTTTGTGTACATGTTCATGGTTTTCTCCTGAAGTTATAAGGTTAGAAGTTACGTGGTTCGTTTGGGGTTGAGTTGGGTTAGTGTCTGCATGTCGGACACGTAGTAATAATTACTCTTGTTCATAGGCACAGCGCAGTGTTTTACTTTGCGTGCTTCGCTTTCACCGCATGCCATGCATGTGGGTCGTGTCATCTTGGCTCGTTGGGGTTCTACGCGTACTGCGTAGCAACAAGTGCAGATCGGTAAGTGGTAGTGAGTCATGGTGTCTCCTTTGGTTGGCTGTGTATTCAATAAGGCACGGGGTTCCATGCCTTACAAGATAAACATTTGTTTTCTTTGGACTACGATAGGGTTTGTTGGTGTGACTTATTCAGCGTGTAGCCGTTCCACATCCCTAGCAGTCATGACGTTTCTCATCAGAGGACTGCACCCATTTAGGTAGTATGCGTATGCTTTGCGTGTTGACTTTCGGGGTGGGTGACACTTGCCTATACCCTTACTCCATCTACATACTGGGGCTAAACCCAACGCCTATTCACCGAGTGAGGACTGCACAAGGCATCCTTTCAGGCTTCTATCATCTAGACAGCGGCGGCTCGAAGGTCTTGTGTGAGGGTGAAACTGTGTGCACCCGAAAGTTATAACCTTATAACTTACACAAAAACCTAACTGATATGTTTTTAAAGAACAAACCCGCAAATAGAAAAGGCTGGGTGTAAGTCGAGGCGTTACTCGACTTGATGTTATCAATTATACCCTAATATAGCCGTCTTGTCAAGTGAATTATAGCTTCGGTATCACAAAGGTTCATCCCAGTCTTGCAGGATTTCTGCGGCTCTGTTCTTGGCATTGGGGCTGTTTGCAGGGTCATTCTTTCTGCCTTCTGCAACGATCTGGTGGATTCGAATTTCTGAGATGCCGTAGTCCTGTGCCAGTTGTTTTCTTTTTATGCCCAACATGGCTCTGCGGTAGATGTCTGCATCTCGTGATGCTCGGACTTTCTTCAATGGCTCGGTGGTTGCAACCCTTGGGGCTTTCTCGTCCAAGACCTTGGCAATGGCTTTTTTGATTGCCGCATGTTGACTGATGCCGTGGGCTAGGGCGTAGCCCTTTGCAATGCCGAGATGTTTTTCACCGATTTTGAGCCACAGTTGGAGTGCGGCAACGGCAGCACCTTCTAAGCCGTCCTCATGGGTTTGGGCTAGTTGTTCAGCGATGTCGAGTGGCAGTTCGATGGTGAGGGAGTGGGTTTCGAAGGAGGCGGTGGTGTGTGTCAT